TGACCCGCTGTGTTAGGAATGCCGTTAGCAAAAGCATACTGCCCCGAAGTGCCGGAATATCCATTTGTACCGGGAGTGGTAATGGATAGATCAATGTAGGCATCTTGAACCAACTCAGTGTAACCAACGTTACGCAAAGGGCCAAAACGGTTGTCGCCAGCTAAAACTGGGCCTTCAAATGTACTACGTCCCATGATAAGAATCCTTATGCAAAAGCGCTTTTACCAATCGTTGCATCGTCTGCTGGGGCAGTGGCGGTAAAAGCAATCACCCAGATGTCGGCAATATACATGATTTGTGTAGAATGTCAATATGCCGTACAAAGATCCCGTAAAAAAGAAAAATAAACAGAAAGGGTATTCCAAAAAGCATTACGAAAGTAACGCAGACAAAGTTAAAGCTGCAACCAAAAAACGCAGTAAAGCGTTAAAAGAAGACTGGAAAGAATTTAAATCCACTTTGTCCTGCCTTGAATGTGGTATTTATCACCCAGCTATTTTAGATTTTCACCACATTGATCCTGAAATGAAAAACGACAGTGTGCACAAAATGATACAAGCGGGTAGCTATAAAAAAGCAATAGAAGAAGTTCAACAGTGCGTGGTGCTGTGTTCAAACTGCCATAGGGTTTACCACTACAACGAACGCAAAAGAGAAAAAGAAAAAGGGGCCGAAGCCCCCTAGTATTCGCTATTCGCGAATAGCGATTACTCGTCAATTTTAGTAATGACGTATGTAGTTACGGTAGAAGATTCGTCTTCTTCGGATTCGTCTTCATCAGACTCTTCGTCTTCAACATACTCAATCCAGTCAGCAGACTCTTCGTCGTAGACATACCAAGTATCAATCTCTTCGTCGTACCAATACCAAGCATCGGTATCTTCATCATAAACGTAGTCATCATCTTCGTCTTCGTCTTCGTAAGACACTGCTTCGTAATCAACAGCCCAACCATGTTCTTGTTGGAACGCAACGAACTCTTGGATGATTTGTGCTTTATCAAAATCAGTGGTGTGGATGACTAATTTTTCGTCGTCTTCAAAACCCCAAACAGAAATATCAATTTCAACCTTGTACATTTTTAACCCCTTAAAAAATTGGTGCAGCCCAATGCCGCAAAACAATCCTACGGAACCTCTATGACGTTTGCAAGGCTAATAAAAAAGGGCCCCTTTTGGGGGCCCCCATTTGGTTATTTAAAACCAAATTATCAGAACGAACCAGAGGAACCAAAAACACCCAATGGATCAGAGAACCCGAACGAATAACGTTCACGGGCTTTGTAACGCACGTTGCCGGTATCAAAGTCGCCGTCCATGCTGTTAGCCAGCGGAGTACGAACGAACATTTTCAAACCGTTAGGTACGTCTGTCGTCAAGAACCAAGCATTGGTGTCTGTCAAGTAGTGGTTGACAGTGTAGCCTTCAGGGATTGAACCGTTATTCTTGATTGCGTTAATGTCGTTGTTGTTTGTACCAACGCGCAACTCAGTTTCGAGCAAGCGGGTAGCAACGAACATCAGTGCAGGCGGAATAATCAGCTTGCGTGGTTTAGCAGCAATCAACAGGCCACGCTCATCAGTCCAAGCAGCGATACCAATCACGGCGGCTTCCAAAGAAGTCTCGTTCAAGTCGGCTTGAGTAGCAGGAGTGTTGGCGTTGGTACCACCGTTGACCAAGGGGTGTGCAGTGCTAAAAAGAGCAACGCCATCACCGCCGGTATAAGCAGCAGAGAAACCGTTGTTCAATGTAGCAGCAGCTTTTACCTGCTTGGTATATGCCATTGCACGAGCCAGACCTTTGGTGTAGCGAGCAGACAAGGAGTCGTAGAGGTTATCTTCAACTGCTTCTTCTGTGATCGCAAAGCCCAAGGCAATGGTTTCGTGGTTGTAGCGTGCTGTGAAAGCTTCTTGTGCATTGTCATAAGCGATGGCTGAGCCCTCGTTCTTAACAGGTGCAGCAGAGAAACCTGAAAGTTTCGTTTCTTCTTCAAAAGAACGCTCAGAGGTTTCGATTTCATAAATTTCTTTATGTTCTTCACCGTAACGTGCGTACTCCAGACCAAACAATGCATTCAGTCCGGGAAGGAGTTCTTTTAACAGTTGTGCGCGTGAAATAGCCATTTAAGTTACTCCTTAAGCTGTTTGAGTACCAAGAGCAGTGTAGTACGAGTGGACAGCGAAGTTGATCTTGCAAAGAACTTCCTGATACTGTGTAAACACCATCGTGGATCCGGTTGGAATAACGGTAGCCGTAGCAGCAGCGCCGCCAGCATTAACTACCCCGTATTGGGCATTAACAACTACTGATGTTGCGCCAGCAGAAGCTGCTGTAGAAACCCAGTTTGCTGTACCAACGTATTGACCGTTTGCTGCTAAGAAACCAACCGCAGTACCCACTGGGAGTGCTTGCACTGTGTTACCAGTAGCTGACAAAGTCAAAGTTGTTGTGCCTGAAGACCATGTTGCTGTTCCCAAAGGAATAGCTGTCTCTTGAACCATATCAACAATACGGACAGGTAAAGCAGCGGTTGTGGCAGCAGAAGATGCCAAAATGCCGTTTGACGAATTACCAGTATTGACGCTACCAGCCAAGTTAGAGACGGTCATATTAAGACCGATCATTGCAGGTGACGCTGAGCCAATAGTTGTACCGCCTTGAGTGGTAACAACAGCCGCTCTAAAGACCGTATCAGGATCATCAGTCACGATAGCAACTCCGTCTCCAGCTAAAGTCGAAGCAGGCCAGTATTGGCTAAAACGTTTTTGCTTAGTTACTGGGTCTGTATAAGAACAGCCCAAGAAAATACCCACAGCACCGTAACCAGCCGCACCGGTGGAAGCAGAGCCGCCATCAGTAACTGCTAAGCGGGTAACAAAACCGCGAGTGATTGCTACAAAATCGCCATAGAAAATGTTGGTAGCGTATCCGTATTGAACGGGGATATTACGGGTAGAACCCGCAAACACCTGACCACCAATCAAGTTCACCGGCTTTAGCCCGTAAGGGCCACTAATCGTCGGAAAAGCCATTTGAGACTCCTTTATTTTGAACCAGAACCAAATCCGCTTCCTCTGCTGACTGTCGATTGTCTTTCGGCAAACAGCGGCATACGCGGGTCATTTTGTCGCATGAAATTATTGTCCACAGATTGAATCTGGGCTTTATTCTGCTCTTCAAAGTACTCTTTGATGGAAGCGAGTCTGTCGGTTGGCATCTTGCAAAGCATGAGTCCACCAATTTCCACGTTGCCATTAGCAGCACCTTCAAGCATAAGCTCAGGGTGATCTGTTGCCTTAACCGGTTCCCAGCCATCGCGCATCTTGCGAGATACGTTGGTCGGGTCTGAAGCACCGAGAATGTGTGTCGCTATCCAGCGATACGACCATCCGGGTTCAGGTGTTGGATCGGGCAGAGTGCTCGATGGTTTATAGACATAACGAGCAGTTTTTTCGCGTGACACTACATCACGAGGGGTACGGTTTTCAGCCATTTGAATTCTCCAATTTTAAAACTTCAGCAACATATTTCTTAGGGTCAAGGTTGTACTTTTTAATTAACGCCGCTTGAGTCGGAGTTAACTGTATCTTCCTTGTTCCAGTCGAACGAGTTGCCGGAGCAACTACTGCTGCCGGTTTTCTACTGGATGTATCAACCGACTTTGACCTACCTTCGTTTCCACCGAAAACTTCGGGGAACGTTGACTTCACGCGAGCATCTATTTGCTCGAAATAATCATCACTGCGAGGATCGACCCCGTTGTTGACTAGTTTTTGATGCAGCCCTAGTGCAAAGCTGGTAACTTCTTCGAACCCGTCTGTGCCAAACCACTGGTTTTTTGCTTGCCAGCGCAAGGTCTTTTCGTCAGCACGCACCGGTTCGGGTGCTTGTTGTCGCTGTTGTACCTCAAAATTTTCGTTTTGTAAAGCAGGTGGACGGAAATTTTGTGCATTTTGCAACTTTAATTTAGCTTCAAATAGACTTTCCTGTGCGGCAAGTATGGCATCAGTGTCAAAAGCTTCCTGTGCCGCCTTGTATTCCCGCCGAGCTTTGTCCAGTTCCGCCTCGGCAGCAGTTTTGGCCATTGCGCCATACTGTTCTGTGCCGTTGTTGACGTACTGTTTAAGCCTTTTGTTTTCTTCCGCCATGTGTTGGGCAACACGTTCAAGCTCTTGTTTCTCACGCAGGAGAGCTTCTTTGGCACGACGTTCGTCGTGACGTGCGTGTGTCAGTTCTTTGAGTCGTTCTTGAACTTTTTTGCCGTACGAATCAATTTCTTCGTCTGTCGGGTCTTCTACTTCTTTATCAAGCGTGGGACGAAACCGGTCGTTTGGGGGAGTGTCGTCAACGATTTCAATTTCAACATCTTGCTCTTCGTTTTGAGCAACTTGATTTTTATTTTCGTCT